AACAAGCGATGGCGGCAACAGGTCCGATGTACACATCAAACTTGTTCTCAGTGATCCAGACAGCGGACGGACGTCAGTTCGACATCCCAACTGTTGACGACACATCTGTCGATGCGGTCGCTCACACAGAGGGAACAGCTCCAACAGATGACGGCGGTGCGGATGCAACATTCGGATCAAAGTCAGTCTCAGCGTTTAGCTTTAACACTGAGTGGGTTCGCTGGTCAGCCGAGTTGAATGCGGACAGCATCTTGAACATGGAAAGCTTGCTGGGCAACCTACTAGGCGAACGTCTAGGTCGTATCGCAAACAGCAAATTGACAACTGGTTCGGGATCCTCTGACGTTGAGGGCATCGTGACAAACTCTGCGGCTGGTGTAACAGCGGCGAGCGCGACAGCGGTGACAGCGGACGAGATCATCGATCTGATCCATTCTGTCGATCCAGCTTATCGTCAATCTCCAAGCGCTGCGATCATGATGAACGACAGCACATTGGCGGCGGTTCGCAAGCTGAAAGACGGAAACGGCAACTATCTATGGCAGATGGGCAACTACCAGGCGGGAGTGCCTCAGTCGATCCTAGGATATAACGTCGTCGTCAACCAAGCGATGGACAGCATTGCGACAGGCAAAAAGACAATGTTGTTCGGCGACATGTCAAAGTTTTATGTCCGCAAAGCTGGCGGTCCTTCATTGACAGTCGCGTCAGAGCGTTTTGCGCCTGACTATGGCATCCTGGGCTTTGTTCGCTTCGACGGTGTTCTTTCGAACACAGCGGCGATCAAGCACCTAGTCCAAGCGTAGGCTTAACGGTGAGGGCGTTCGCGCCCTCTCCCCCAACTCGGGAGACACTCCATGAAACTCAAACTATTACAATCGATGGCGGGAATTAATTTTTCACACAATGCCGGTGACATCATCGAGGTCGGTGATGCTGAGGCAGCGAAACGCTACATCGAGCGCGGGATTGCGGAGCCGGTCGCGGAAGCTCCGAAAAAAGAAACAGCGACAAAGAAAACTCCAGCAAAGCGAAAAGCAGTAAAGCCCGACGCTGAGGAATAAAAAATGCCAACGCTTCCCCTACAACATCGGATCGAGCTGGTGACGGCTCCGACGGCTGAGCCTTTAACGCTCACCGAGGTCAAGTCGCAGCTCCGGATCGAGCACAATGACGACGACGGTTTGATCGCCCGGCTGATACAAACGGCGATTGATTATGTCGACGTCACTGGCACCCTGGGGAAAGCGATGATCACGCAAACTTGGGGCGAGTGGATTGCACCGAACCCAGGCACAGTGACGCTTTCGCTTGGACCAGTTCAGTCGGTTTCGGCGATCAAATATTACGACACGGACAACGCGCTCCAAACTGCGACCTTGTCGGATTTCTATGTCCTGGGGACAAAAGGTCAGACGACCATGAAACCGAAACCAGGCAAAGCGTGGCCCTCTACCTTCACCAGAGACGACGCGATCAAGATCGAATATGTCATCGGCTACGGTGACGCGCGCTCTGACGTTCCACAAACGGTCCGTCACGGTTTGATGATGCTGATCGGTCACTGGTATGAGAACCGCGAAAACGAGCTCATGGGAACAATCTCGAAAACATTGCCTCACGGCTTCGAGGCGCTGATGGATTACGAGCGAGGCTCCTGGTATGGCTAGGGCTGGCCTGATGCGAGATCGCGTCACCTTCCAGCGTATGGCGGCGACGACTGACGATTTCGGAAATACCACCGGATCCTGGTCGGATCACCTGACGAGATCAGCTCACCTGATTGAGCGTATCGGCAAAGAGAGCGTCGAGGGCGGTGCAATGGCTGACGTTTCGAGCGCAACCCTACGAGTGCGGAAAGACGCGCTCACAGCGGCTCTCAGCGCGGCTGACCGGGTGGTCGCTCGCGGACAAACCTGGGCAATCCGCTCGATCGTCCAGGTCGACAACAAAGGACAGACGCTTGAGTTCCTGATTGAAAAGGGCGTCGCGTCTTGATCATCTATGACAAAAAGGTCCGGGCGGCTTTGAAAAAGCTTCCACAGGTCCAAAGGAAACACATGATCGACGCGATCGATAAGACGTCAAAAGACGTTTTGAGATTTGCGCGGATCCTGGTTCCGAGTGACAGCGGCGACCTAAAAAGTCAGCTCCATATTAAACGCGAGGAAGGTGGTCTAAAAGTTTCCGTCGAGGCGGCAAAGCCGACCAAAGAGGATCAGATCAAAGCTCGAGCGGTTCACGCGGGTCGAAAACAAGGACAGCGCGGAACGACTGAGGGCAATCCATACATGCGCCGAGCTCAAAAAATGGCGGGCGTTAAACACAAGGGTCGAGTGACCAGGGCTTTGAATAAAGCAAAAAAAGAGGTCGGTTTGTAATGGCTAACGGATTTGCGCTAGAGCTTCAAAAAGGCGTCAGAGCGGCTTTGATTGCGGACAGCGACATCACAAACCTGGTCGCGACCAGAGTTTACGACGAGCCGCCACAAAGTCCGACTTTCCCTTTTATTCGGTTTGATCAGATCGAACCGCAAGCGATGGACACTGACGGCTCAACTGGAGCTGACTGCGTCCTGACTATTCAGGCATTCTCGCGGTCGACAGGTCGCGTAGAGGCAACGCAAATCGCCGAGGCAATTCGCGCGGCATTGCATCGCCAAGAGGAGGCAATCACGCTCACAGGTTTCAATCTGATTGAGATGATTTGTGAGAGCTTCTATGTCGATCGGGAAAATGATGATCGCGGTCATGTCGCGACTGTCGTTTTGTCGGCGATGATTGAGACCGCTTAGCGGTCCCCTGCCCTTCATGCGGAGTGGGCATCCGCGTCCCTTTGATTAAGGATCAACACAATGGCAAAACAACTCGGACGCTCGTTCCTCCTAAAAATCGGGGACGGTGCATCACCAGAGGTTTTCTCGGCGCTTGCTGGGATCAACTCAAAATCTCTGACAATTAACAATTCATCGATCGACGTCACAACACCTGACGCAAGTTCACCAGGTGGAGCTTTGTTCTCAGCTTCTTTAAATGGTTTGAAATCTGTTTCAGTCAGCGGCGATGGGATCTTTTTGGACGAGACCGCTGAGGCGCGCATGAACACTGTCGCGATGGCAGCGGATCCAGAGGCAAACTTTGAGATCGTCGTTCCTGATTTCGGCACATATGCCGGGGCGTTTAAAATCACCTCTCTCGACTTTGGTGGAGAGACAGAGGGCGGCGTCACCTTTTCTCTTTCACTAGAGAGCAACGGTGAAGTGACATTTACTGCCGCTTAAATAAATGGGGATTACCGCTGAGGCTCCCCGGGGTGGTGTCGTCGAGGAGATCGACGGCGTCACCTACACTTTAAAACTACGCAACCGAGAGATCGAACGCTTCGAGGATAAGCATCGAGGCATCTTTGATCTCTGGGATGGTTTCTTTTCTCGGGGTACGAAACCAACATCAAACGAGGTCAAAGACCTTCTCGCACTCGCTCTGGTCGGCGGTGGCAAAAAGGATGCTGAGGCTGACGCAATAATTGAGCGCGCCGGTCCAGACAAATTGTTTCAGTTTTACCAGGTCGCTCAGGCGGTGCTTGGAATTGCGTTCATGCCGGACGCTTTCAATGAGGCTGAAAGTAAAAAAAAAGAAAACAATCCGGACGACGACCTGATCGTCTCAACGTCCGGGGTATGATCATGAACGGCATTGTCGCGGGATTAAAGCCCGAGGAAATCCGGGACATGATACCGAAAGACACTTTCACGGTCTTTGAAGGGTGGCAGAAAGCTCACAGTCCGAAAAAGCCTGGAGCTGATGCACCGGCGATCGATGAGGTCAAAGAGCTTGCGATGAGGTACGGATAAAATGGCAGCGATCAGCGCGAGTGAATTGAACGTCATTCTCCAAGCGAGAGACAAAGAGTTCACAAAAGCAATGGACCGGGCTCAGCGCCGGGTCGAGCGGTTTGCTAAACAATCCGGCAAAGGTCTCAGCAACACGACAAAGACGTTCAACGTCCTGGGCTCGGCGGCGTCAAAGCTTGGCGTCGCGTTCTCGGCTGGCGCGGTCATGGCTGGATTTACAGCTTTGATTGACAACGCTTCACGCTCTGCAAAAGAGCTGACAAATCTTTCGCGCGTCGCTGGTGTCGGCGTCGAGGATTTCCAGAAAATGGCGTTCGCCTCTAAGACTGTCGGCATCGAACAAGATAAGCTCGCGGACATTCTGAAAGATGTGAATGACAAGTTCGGTGATTATTTCGCAACCGGGGCTGGTCCTCTGGCGGACTTTTTTGAAAACATTGCGCCAAAAGTCGGCGTCACTGCAAAAGCTTTCCAGGGATTATCATCAGATCAAGCGCTCGGCTTGTACGTCAAAACCTTGCAAGAGGCTGGCGTCAATCAACAAGAGCTGACCTTTTACATGGAAGCGATCGCGTCTGACGCGACAGCCTTGGCTCCTCTACTTTTGAACAACGCTGAGGCAATGACAGAGCTAGGCGCTCGAGCCGAGGCTCTAGGTGTTGTCCTTGACGAGGATTTGATCGGCAAGTCGGCAAAGCTCCGGGAGCGCTGGGACGAGGTCATGGGCGCAATGTCTGGGCGTCTGACAGAGTTCGCGCTTTATGCTCTCCAGGTCTTTGACCGGATCTTTAATTTGACAGAGGATGAACAGCTCCGAGAGCTCGATAAACAATTACAAAACAGCATCGAGAATTACGAACAGCAAAAGAAATTAATCGAGAGCTTAGAAAGCGGAACGGCTGGTTCATACATTACAAACGAGGAACAGCGCGCGGCAGCGATCGCAAACGCAACGAAAGCACTCGAGGAAAACGCGAAAGCAATCACCGAAAATGAGGCGAACTATGAGCGTTTCGCCAAACAGATCGAGGAACGCAACGCTCTCAGAGATTTCTTAGAAAACGGTTTGCCACCAGGTCAAGGCTCTGGATCCGGAAGCGGTCAAGGGTCCGGCTTTAAGGGAATGGGTGAGGACATCAAAGGCGCGACCGGTGAGCTGAAAATCATGGCGAGCGCTATGGATGACCTGGACAAAATCTCCGGCACTCTGGAGCAAGGTCTCGAGGACGTTTTCATGTCAGCTCTCGACGGAGCCAAGTCATTCGAGGATCAGGTCAAGCTGACAATGCAAGCGGTCATTCGGGAGCTTTATCGGGTGCTCGTCGTTCAACAAATGGTCAACGCAGCGATGACCTTTTTGGGCGTGGGTTCACCAACCGGCGGCGGCGGCGGGGGTCGAGCGTCGGGCGGACCAGTAAAACCTGGTCAACCCTACACGGTCGGCGAACATGGTCGCGAGATCTTTGTTCCTTCCAGCGCGGGTCGGATCTTGTCCGTTCCACAGTCAAAGGACGCGATCTCTGGCGGTGGCGAGGTCGTTATCAATCAGACGATCAACGTGACGACTGGCGTCCAGCAAACAGTGAGAGCTGAGATCAAGTCGCTCATGCCACAAATTGCGGAGAGCGCAAAAGGCGCTGTCGCTGATGCAAAGATGCGCGGCGGACAATATAAAAGGGCGTTTTCATAAATGGCGATTTCTTACCCTCTAAGCTTACCGGCGACGAACGCGGTCAGCTCGATCACGTTCACGGCGATGAATGCCGTCGCTTATGCTCGATCTCCGTTCACGTTCACCGGGGAGGCTCACGCTTATCCTGGTGAAATGTGGCAAGCTGACGTCTCGCTGAAACCAATGCGAGAGGACGACGCTGAGGCGTGGAGCGCGTGGCTGACGAGCCTTCGGGGTCAGTTCGGCACATTCCACCTGGGAAACCCTTTTCGCAACTCTCCGCGCGGCACAGCGACATCAGCAACGATCACAGGATCGAGCGGCGATCGGAGTGTCTCAGTCACGATGACCGGGACGTTAAAGGCGGGAGATTATTTTTCCCTGGGAACCGGGACGTCGACAAAGCTTTACAAAGTCCTCGAGGATCAAAGCGGATCCGGGACGCTGGAAATTTGGCCCTCGCTGAGAGCTGACGCCTCTGGCGCGACGGCTGATCTGACAAGCCCGGTCGGGACGTTCCGCCTGGCGACAAACTCTGTCGAATGGTCGGTCAACAACCTGGCGATCTATGGCATCACCTTTGCAGCGGTTGAGGACGTTTAATGTCGAGGACAATCAATTCAACCTTGCTCGGGGCTTTATATGAAAACGCGGATCCGACCGGTGACCTTAAAGACATCGAGCCTTATTATGCGGTGACGCTCGAGTTCGATGACGGCGATGTCAACATGTGGACCGGGATCGGATCTCGCACAATCGGAGCGGCAACATTCTCTGGGACAGGCGGTCTCCTACAGATCGAGGGTCTCGAGGAAAGCTCAGATCTCGGCGCGAACGGAACGACGCTGACACTCTCCGGGGTGAATGATGATCTCCTCTCGTATGCATTAACCGAGGATTACCAGGGACGGCTTTGCCGGATTTATTGGGGCGTGACGTCAGTCAGTCAGGTCGTCGAGGTTTTCTCGGGCTACATGGACAGGATGACGATCCAGGACGCCGGGGAAACTTCAACAATTACGCTCACAGTCGAGAGCCGATTGATCACTCTCGAGCGCCCGGTGATCCGGAGATATACCGACAAAAGTCATCAGTCAGTCATTGCGACTGAGGGGTATGGCTCGAGCACTGACACCTTTTTCAAATGGGTGACAAAGCTTGCGGACAAACAAGTCGTCTGGGGTCGCGAGAAGAATGACCCAGAGAGTTGAGGTCAACTTTCCGGCGCTGAGCGCATACCTCGACGAGGTCAAAGGGCGCGGCTTTATGTGGCACGTTCACGACTGTTTTATGTTTACGAATGAAGCTTTCCGGAGAATGTACGGATCCGGCTGGGCGGATGATTGGGCTGATAAATACATCGACAAAGACGCCGGGCTTTATAAGAAGCGCGACCAGCTCGTATATACGTTTGGACATACAACGCTCGAGGATGCGATCGACAGCAAGCTCAAGCGGATCAACTACGTTCCACCTCGAGGCGCGCTGGTGACAGCCAAAGGCCAGGATCAATGGGTCATCGATCGAGCCCTGGGGATCTCGCTCGGAAACAAGGCGGCTTTCCTGGGGAAAAGTCGAATGATTTTTTTGCCGATCCGACGGATCGAAAGCGCATGGATTAGAGAATGAAAGACAGTCTAAACACTCCCTATAACGTCATGCGCCACAAGTCCTGGGAACATGCGCCCAGGGTTCCAGCGATTGCGACTTATTTGTTCCCGGCGGCAATGGCGGCTGGCGGTGTCGCAGCGTTCGCAGCTCTTGCTGTCACTTACATCGGCGTCAGCATGGTCACGAGCTGGGCGCTTAACGCGCTTGCGCCAAAGCCGAGCCTGGGCGGTGGTGGTCAGCGCGGCTTGCTTACAAATACCAGGGAAGCGACAGCGGTCCAGGACATCGTTTACGGTGAGGTCCGCAAAGGCGGCGTCATCACTTACCTGGAAAGCACCGGGTCAGAAAACAAATATTTGCACATGATCATCTCGATGGCTGGTCATGAGATCAACTCGTTTGAGCAAATCTATATAAACGACGAAACGATCTCGACAGACGCAAACGGATTTGTGACAGATAGCGCCTGGAGTGATGGCGACGGAAACAAAAAGATCCTAATAAAAGAGTTTACCGGCGCGGCAAATCAAAACGTCTATACGACTTTGTCGGGGATCACCAACGGTCCGGAGTGGCAAGGGAAGGACACCGGGGACGACACAAATTTCAGAGGTCAGGGGATCGCTTGTCTTTATGTCCGGCTCGAATATCACCAGGACGTTTTTGCTCAGGGGATCCCATTGTTCACCGCGCGGATCAAAGGCAAAAAGGTCGAGGATCCTCGGACATCGACGACAGCTTATTCAAACAATGCGGCTCTCTGCATTCGCGATTATTTGATCTCAAAATATGGGCTCGACAGCTTAGGCGACACGAATGACACGACTTTCTCGACAGCAGCGAACGTATGCGACGAGAGTGTCGCCCTCGACGCTGGCGGAACAGAAAACAGATATGAGATCAACGGCGTGATCAATCTGTCTCAGTCACCAGGCGACATCCTGGCAGACATGATGACGTCATGCGCCGGGACGCTTTTCTGGGGCCAGGGCAAATGGCACCTAAAAGCCGGGGACTATACGTCGAGCGTTCAGACGTTCACCCTCGATGACTTCCGAGGTCCAATCACGCTCGAGACAAAGCATTCGCGACGCAACAACTTCAACGTCGTGCGCGGGACGTTTGTCGATGCAAACCAGGATTATGTCCGGGCGGATTATCCAGAGATCCGGTCAACGGTTTGGATCGCCCAGGACAACGATGTCGAGAGTGCGATCGATCTGACCTTGCCTCTGACGACGTCCGGGACAATGGCTCAACGCCTGGCAAAGATGACACTTTTCCGGTCGCGCGAGCAAATGACGATGACGGCGGATTTCAGTCTAAAAGCACTGGACGTTGAGGTCGGCGACATCGTCGCGATCACAAACTCTCGATATGGCATGACAGCGAAAGAGTTTGAGGTCATCGGCTGGCGCTTCTTTAACGACGGCGACGCTGGTGATCAGCGCGTAAACCTAACGCTCCGGGAAACCTCGTCAGCGGCGTTCGACTGGAACGCTGAGGAGGAGGACATTGACGGCAACGATCCGACGCTGCCCTCGCCTACAAGTGACCTTGCAATCACGAACCTGGTCGCGGCTGGTGGTGGACGAACAACATCAGACGGAACATTTCTGAACAGCGTCATTTTAACTTGGACAGCGCCGAGCGACTTTTTCATCTCGTATTATGATGTCGAATGGAAAGCGACGGCGGACAGTAATTACAACACGACGACAACGACACAGGGATCAATCGAGCTGTCACCGCTGGTCGACGGCGTTCAATACACAATCCGGGTGCGAGCTGTCACTGCAAGCGGTCGTCGCGGACCCTATGCGACGGTCACGTTTACCGGCGGCGGAGATACGACCGCGCCAGGATTGCCGACATCGATCTCGGCGACCGGCGGGTTTAAGCACATTGACATCGCCTGGACAAATCCGTCGGACAGTGACCTCAATTATGTCGAGATTTATGAGGCGACGACAAACAGCTCAGCGAGCGCAGTTCTTGTCGGAACTTCAGCGGGTGATCATTTCTATCGCGGAAACCTGGGCATCTCTCAAACGCGATATTATTTTTTGAAATCGGTCGACTACAGCGGGAACAAGTCAGCGTTTACGTCAGGAGTTTCAGCGACAACAACATTTATTGACGACAACGATTTTGAAAGCGGTGTTCGTCAACTATTCATTGATGCTGGTGTAGACGTCATAGAGCCCGTAAGCTCGCTTCCAGCGTCCGGTGACTTTACCGGTCAGCAAGTTTATCTGACCACTGACGGTAAACTTTACGGCTGGAATGGGTCGTCATGGGTGGCGGCAGTCGGCGGAGCTGAAAGTTTTTCTGAGCTGACCGGCTCAATCGCCGCAAGTCAAATTCCAAGCGGAACGATAACAGAGGCCAAGATTGCAAACGATGCGATCACGGCGAGCAAGATCTCAGCGAACGCAGTCGGCGCAAACGCGATCGCGGCAAACAGCATCACTGGCGGAAAGATCGTCGCGAACACGATCACCGGCGGTTTGTTGGCTACATCTGGAATTATTACAAGCGCAGCGCAAATCGACAATGCGGTAATTACAAATGCAAAAATACAAAACCTTGCAGTCACAACGGCTAAGATTGGCAACAATGCAGTAACGTTTCCACAGTCTGCAATATCAACATCAGTGACCGATCTCGGTGCAAGTTCGGCTCTCACAACAATACAAACCTTGACCGTGTCGCGGTCAGGAGCACCGGCTCAAGTCGTTGGCACTTGTCACGTTTCGGCGACTGGCAATAACACTGACGGATATGGTGTTTTTCATCTTTATTTGTATCGCGGTTCAACTCTAGTTACTGGATTTAACAATAGTAGGATCCAGGGTTTCAATTCGTTTGACAGTTCTTGCTACGTTCAAGACACCGCGTCTGGATCTGTGACATATTATTTGAAGGTGCAAGGAGTAAGTCTCCACGGAACAATCACTAAAATGAGATTTATTTCCCCTGTCATACAATTCGTTGAGCTGAAAAAATGAACACATACACGCTTTATAATTCCGACGGTGAAATCACTGGATATTTTTGCGGCGACGCAGAAACACTTGCTCTCAATTTGAGCGAGGGAATATCGGCAATCGAGGGTGAATATTTTCATAACGAATATAAGATCGTCGACGGTGAAGCGGTGTTGAAAACAGATGCAGAAAAGCTGCAACCATTAGAGGAGGTTTGGAGCGATTTGCGCATGACGCGGAATATTTTGTTGTCAGACTGCGACTGGACGCAAGCAATCGACAGCCCTCTCACGGACGCGCAAAAGCAAGCGTGGCAAACATACAGATCGACGCTGAGATCTCTCCCGGAGAACACGATCGATCCTCGCAATCCGACTTGGCCTGATAAGCCGAGCTGATACCGACGACAGTCGGAAAAACAATCCAAAAAAAGGATTTCATTCAACCAAGTCGCACACAGTAAAATGTGATTGCGCACATCCAAACTATGGAGCTCTAAAATGGCAACACTTAATGATCGCGTATTTGATAACGGTTTGACCGTTTTAGATACGGAAGGAAATCGAATTGACGTGACTTCTCAGGAAGCAACTTCATACACTGAAGCAACATCAACTTACACGCTTGGCAACTCGACCTCACTTTCAGTCGGCGCACCGGCAGATCGCTCAGGTGGCGGACGCGAGGTCACGGTCTCTGCGATCTCTGATGGCACAGTAAGCGGAACAGGCACAGCGACGCACTATGCAATCGTTGACACCTCAAACAGTCGTTTACTGGCAACAGGCACTCTTTCAGCGTCTCAATCAGTGACATCAGGCAACACATTCACCCTTGCTTCATTTGCAATCGGGATCCCTGATCCAGCTTAATTGTAAATGAAAGGGGTCTGATATGGCTACGCTTGCAAACCGCGCCAAAATGATAACGGCGACAACGGGAACCGGCACAATCACCCTGGGATCGGCGGCGGACGGTTATCAAACCTTTTCCGCTGCCGGGATCTCAGATGGTGACACGGTTCGATATACAATCGAGGATGGAAATTCCTGGGAGATTGGCACCGGAACATATACTGCATCTGGGACAACGCTGACGCGATCTGTCACCGAAAGCAGTGACGGGGGTTCAGCGATTAGTCTGTCTGGTGATGCCGTTGTTTTCCTAACGCTGGCAGCGCAAGATTTAAGCCCAACAGTCACGCTTACAGGGGCAGTAACGGGGTCAGGAACGCTAACTGATCTTGGTGATGTTTCTATAGCAACGACTGCAACATCTGATCCGACAATTACGCTAACGGGCGCGGTTACGGGTTCTGGCACAATGACCAACTTGGGTAACGTGTCGATCACTACAACAGCAACAGCCGATCCTACGCTTACACTATCTGGCGATGCATCTGGTTCTGCTACATTTACCAATCTTGGAAATGCAACACTGACTGTTACCGTTGCAGACGATAGCCATAACCACGTTATCTCAAACGTGGATGGATTGCAGACTGCGTTGGATGCGAAACTAGCAAGTTCATCTTACACCGCATCAGATGTACTTACTAAGATCAAAACAGTTGACGGTTCTGGCTCTGGTCTAGATGCTGACTTGTTAGACGGTCTACACGAAAGTACGTTCATGCGTAAGAGTGCGAACTCTGGCTTGGACATGAATAATAACAACATTACTGATGTTGAGGACATTTATCTACAAGACCGTATTTACCATGATGGCGACACCGACACCTACATGCAGTTCCATGCAGCTAACCAGTGGCGTGTTGTTACTGGCAACACAGAAATGCTTGAGGTGAATGATACCAATATTATTGCATCAGCGGACTTAAATATTAACGGAGATATTAATGCCGTAGACAATATCTACGTTGCAAACAGCCTATACCACGAAGGTGATACTGACACTGGTGTTAGCTTTTCTTCAAATCAAGTTCAAATCAAAGCTGGTTCAGAGCAGTACACTTTTAATAGTGTTGGTCTTTTCTTTTTAACTGGTGGCTCAATATATGAGAATTGGGATGCGCTTTCAGGAACAACACCAACATGTAATCTTCATAATGCAAGTGCATTTAGCCTTACAATGTCAGGAAATACAACTTTCACATTCTCAGGTGCAACAAATACTTATTCATCAGGCTTCGTCCTTCAACTAACAGGCAACGGATCAACAGTCACATGGCCCTCATCTGTTGATTGGGCTGGCGGCACTGCGCCTGATGCACCCGCTTCTGGGGAAACTGATCTACTGGTGTTCTGGACAAGGGACGGCGGGACTACGTGGTATGGAATGCTTGCGATAGACGCAGCGGCATAAGAGGTAGCTAATGGCAAATTGGAAGAAATTAGCTAGTGGTGCAGCGGGTGCGGCTGGGGGTGCTGGTGGCCTAAATGTTGAGGACGTGTTCAGCAATTATATATATGACGGAACTGGGACAAGCCAAACGATTACCAACGGCATTGACCTTGATGGCGAAGGTGGTTTTGTTTGGATTAAAGTAAGAGAACAAAATAACTATCACTATTTGTTTGATACTGAAGCAACAACAAATACACATGCTTTTTTATTACCCGCAACAAATGCCAAAAGTGCAACAACAACTGCACTAACATCTTTTAACAGTGACGGTTTTTCACTTGGCTCTAATAATGGGACTAATGGTGCAACAAATATTAGTTACGCCTCTTGGACATTCCGCAAAGCCCCTAAGTTTTTTGATATTGTGACTTATACTGGAAACGGGGTTAGTGGTCGTCAAATTTCTCACAACCTTGGTTGTCAAGCAGGCATGGTGATAGTCAAACGAACCGATATTGCAAGCAATTGGGCGGTATGGCACAGAAAAGCCAAAAGCTACGGTCAAACAGATGGTTATTATCAGGGACGTTTAGAAACTGATGCCGCATTTGGTTACGTAACAATAACAAGTGCTTCAAGTACAACATTCACAGTTAATACAGACACAGGTGTAAATGCCAATGGGGGTTCATATGTAGCCTACATATTCGCCCACAATGACGGTGACGGTGATTTTGGGCCTACAGGTGATCAGGACATTATTAAGTGTGGAGGTTATGACAGTATAGACACTGATGGGGAGCCTGAAATTGATTTAGGGTTTGAGCCTCAATGGTTACTAATCAAATCTACATCTAACGCCGACAATTGGGTTATAATAGATAACATTCGTGGTTTTATTGCAACAAGGGGAACAGGGGAACAAGATACACCCATTCTCAGAGCAAATGAAACGGGTACGGAAACTGCAAACTTTCGTGCAGCTTACCTGACACACAAAGGCTTTCGTCCTGGTCAAGGAAGCACGACAAATGAAAATAATCAAAGCTACATCTATGTTGCTATACGCCGCCCAACGGGTATTCCTGTAGATGCGACCGATGTCTTTGATGTCCAGACAGGTTCTTCACCTTTTACTGCAGACTTTCCCGTAGATTTAGCTTTACAGAAAAACTACACACAAACAGGTAATTGGCACGTCATAAATAGGGTCATTGGGGACACAAGATACCTAAAAACAAACAACACCGATACAGAGGCATCCGTTAACAGTCAAGGTTTTGACAATATGGAAGAATGGGGTGGTACTAATTGGGGTTCTCAATCAGTCGGGTTTTCTTGGAAACGTGCAACTGGCTATTTTGATGTCGTTTCTTACACGGGGGATGGGTCTACTCAAACTATAAATCATAACCTTGGTGTCGTCCCAGAAATGATGTGGGTCAAAATGCGTAGAGACCCTTCTTTTACAAGAGGGTGGATCGTATATCATAAAGATTTAGGGACCGACAGTAATAACGTGGTTTTACACCTAGATACTTCAGCAGCACAAGAAGATGGCGCATACTTTAATGATGAAAGGCCAACGGATACTTCATTTAAAGTTGTTGGGGATGCTTATGTAAACAGGAGTAATGCAACCTACATAGCTTACCTATTTGCAACAGTCGATGGTGTATCCAAGGTGGGTACATATACTGGTAATGGCACAAATCAAAATATTGATTGTGGTTTTAGTAATGGCGCAAGGTTTGTTTTAGTTAAAGCAGCAAGTGCAGCTAGTAATTGGCAAGTTGCAGGTGATTTTGGCAACGGCATCGTTGCGGGAAGTGATAGTTTGTTGCGGTTCGATTTAGACAATTCTCAGGTTAATTTTGACTTCATTGATCCATACTCTGCAGGGTTTACTTGCACAGGTGCGCAGCTCAATTCAAACAACGTTGAATACATCTTTTACGCAGTCGCATAACGGAAAGTCAGGAAAGGAAGATCAAAATGGCTGAATATCGTGATCGAACAACTGGCGATCTAAAAACAAAGTCCCAGTTAAAAGCAGAAAACCCAAACATGTCTTTGCCAAAAGTGTGGAATGAATACACATTTGATGCACTAAATGTTGATCCTGTTTTCCGCAGTCCAGCTGCTACAACCACAGCGTATCAAACATCAGTGCGTGATGGGGTAGAGCAAAATGCAAATGGTGATTGGGTCGAAAAGTATGTGGCCCGTGACATGTTTGCGGATGATCCTGAACTTGGCACGAAAGCTGAACAGGAAGCGGCTTATCAGCAAAACTTAGATGATGAAGAAGCAACTAGGCAGCGCAACAAACGTGACCGCCTAATTGCTGAAACTGATTGGTGGGCATCGTCTGATCTAACCATGACGGCTGAACAGACGGCGTATCGACAGGCTCTACGTGACATTACTTCGCATGACAACTGGCCTTACCTAGAAGCTGCCGATTGGCCCACTAAACCGTAAGGAATAAACCATGTTAGGATTTGCACCATTATCTGCCGCATCACTTGGTGATGATGGCGTTGTATACGAACTTGGTGCATCCAATATTGCAACGGGCGCACCAGCGGTAGGTTCGCCAGCAATTAATCAGGAACACGCGCTCACCCCGGCACCCATAACGACCGGCAACCCTATCGTCGCGAACTGCAACATGGCGGAGCGCGAGACATTTACGACCGCCGATTTTGCCGCTGGTGAGCCTGACGTCGGATCTCCAACAATTAACCAGGAGCACGACCTTACAGCCACAGGTTTCGCCGCGTCATCGCCTAGCCTAGCAAGTCCAGAGATTAATCAAGAGCATGGGCTTACAGCGACGGCAATCTCTACAGGTTCGCCAAGCCTGGCAAACACGACGATCGAGCAAGAGCACGCCCTGACAGCGACCGTGTTGAGCACCGGCGCGCCGAGCGTCGGATCTGTCTCGATGTCAGAGGACGAGACCTTTACGGCTGATGACATTGTCACTGGTGCTCCTATTGTTCCATCTGTCTCGATGTCTGAGGACGAGACTTTTGCGGCACAGGGTATCGTGACAGGAGCTCCGACACTTGGGTCGCCGGTGATCGAACAAGTTGATATACTGGCGGCGGATGCAATAACTACTGGATCGCCTGACGTAGAGAGCACCTCAATCGCTCAGATCCATATTCTAACACCCAATCCGATTACAACGGGTGCTCCGAGCATTCCGAGCTCGAACATGGCAGAGGACGAAACCTTTGTCGCTGATAGCATAATTACCGGTCCGCCAATCGTTCCGTCGGTTTCCATGTCCGAGGAGGAAACTTTCAACGCGGTCAGCATCGCGACAGGAAACCCAGTCGTCGATAACGTCGACATGACTGTTTTCGATAATCTGATCGCTGATAACATCAATGCAGGGATACCGGTCGTTGATCAGACCACAATCAATCAAGATCAAAATATTTCTCCGGACAGTATTGAGACCGGGTCTCCGACGTTAGGTTCTCCGGACTTAGATGAAAATCATATTCTCGGAGGTGATGATTGTTATTCCGGCGCACCCATTGTCCCTCTTGTGGACATGGACACAACTCGAAACCTTGTCGCCGACGATATTGTAACAGGAGCGCCGATCGTTCCGACAATTCCTTATGGAGCTGCGTTCCTGAGATATGTCGAGCTGTCAGCGATTTCAGAAAACATCGTCGAGGTAACAGCAAAGAATAAGGCGGTTTAAAATGACTTTTGTTATAAAGCAAAACGACACCTCACCGGCAATCCTGGCAACTCTTAAAGAGGGTGACGGAACCTTGATTGAGCTGTCCGGTTCGACGGTTCGTTTCCATATGAGAAAGCTTGGCTCGTCGACCGTCGCTGTCGACGCCGCTGCGACGATTTACGATTATGACTTGGGACAAGTTTCATATGAGTGGCAAAGCTCAGACACGGCCTCTCCGGGCGTTTATGAGGCGGAGTTTGAGGTTACAAACACTGACGGATCAGTCGAGACGTTTCCGAATGGATCATACATTTCGGTGCATGTCATCGACGACATAACGTAAAGGAGACGGCGGATGTCAGACGATCGACGCACTGTCGCAAGCGCTCATTCGAGGGTCGATGCATTGGAGAAAGAAATTGTTGAGCTAAAAACGACGATGAAAATTCAGCTCAAAGATTTGTTCGGTCGCGTCAAGCTCATTCAAAACATCATTTTGTCGGCATCCGGAGCAATGATCCTGATGCTCGTCAGCATACTCATGAAAATGTCACCATGATTTGCAATCTGGTCCTCATTATGTGGGCTCAGCAATTCATCCAGGGCTCGGGATCCTGGGCATTCAAGGACTGTTATTACGTTTGTGACAACAGCCCTGACCCGATTTTCTATCGGGTGGATCCTACAAAAATTTGTCCTGGGAGTTTGAAAAATGCTCGATCCGATTACAGCCCTGGGCGTCGCAAGCTCAGCGGTGAGCTCAATGCGCAACCTGATCAACGCCGGGCGGGACACTAGCCAAGCGATCTCCAAATTTGCCGGAGCCTGGGCTGAAATCAATGAGGCTGATGCCAGGGCGCGCAATCCGAAATGGTTTGAACATTTCAGCGGCTCGCTCGAGGAGCGCGCGGCGACCGCTTTCGCATGTAAGAAAAAAGCCGAGGCACTTAACAAACAGCTCTGCGACATGATCCAGTTTGTGCATGGTCCCTCGGGGCTTAAAGAATACAAAAACATTCTGAGAGAGATGCGCGAGCAAAAGAAAAAGAATGAGTTTCGCAAGCAAGAGATCAAGGACGCTGTCATCAGTTGGACCCTGGGCTCGATCCTGGCGATCGCCGGATCCTCGCTGATGGGCGTGATCTTTTACTTTATCGGGAAATCACAAGGGCGCTGGTGATGTATGTTTTGCTTTGGCTGATGCTGAAAGCCGGTGGCGGCGTCGATCACTTCCAGGTCGGCGCGTTCCAGACGCGAGAGGAATGTGAGCAAGTTCTCCAGGATGCGAAAGTCCTGGTCAAAAATCAAAACTCGAAAGTGGTCTGCTTAGAAATTGCGCGGTGATTATCAGAGAGCATCGAGGAAAGTTCACGCTCGAGGACGACCGGGGTCGCGTCGTCATAATATCGAGCGATGTCAGAATATGTCGACATTATGCAAAGGAGCTCGGACATGAACGAAATGGTCCCGGACAAAATGGCTTATCAAATCAACAAGCGGCGGATGGCCTGGGCGTCGATCGGCCTGATGGCTCTGGTGACGATCGCGACGATCGTGGATCCGGGGAGAATGGCGGAGGCTGACAGCGTTTTGATGGCTCAATACATCGCCCTCTCTGGTTTGGTCGGCGCATATTTTGGATTTTCTGCAAAGTCGAACACAACCGTCAGCTCGTCAGCCAAGTCATGATCGACGCTGAAAAAGTTTTAACTGACGTCCTGGTCCGGCTCCTCGAGCTGATCCTGGGCGTCGAAATGACACTTTATCATGGAGTGATGGTGTAATGCTCGGGATATTAGAAAAGCTGATCGATCCTGTCTCGAATGTCCTGGACAAGGTCATCGAGGATAAAGATCAGAAAGCAAAGCTTGCACACGAAATCGCAACGATGGCGGAGCGGTTTCATCATGAACAAGCGATGGCGCAAAGCAAGGCGAACGTCGAACAAGCGAAACATCCGTCGCTCTTTGTGGCGGGTGCTCGCCCGGCGATCATGTGGATTTGTGCGCTGGGCTTGCTCACTCAGTTCTTTGTCATGCCGATCGCGGAATGGGCGACGGCGATCTGGGCTCCGGGCGTCGAGCTCCCTGCCCTTCAAACCGGTGAGCTGATGACACTGACCTTGTCGTTGCTTGGCCTGGGCGGAATGCGATCCTGGGAGAAAGCACAGGGCGTCGCCAGGGAGAACCTGAAAAAATGACCTTTGGAATGTGGCTCGCTTTATTCACAGTCGTCTCGATCAATACGGCGGCAAATGTTTTCCGACTTTATCTGGAGCTGAAAAATGAGAGATAATTACGACACCTTTTTCGAGG